CACATACCACATTGGGTACACCGCCTGTAGACTGAAGTATTGGTCTTACCAAGGTAAAACGCTTTAATTGGCCAGGCCTTTCAAAATAACTGTAGGCTTGTTGTGCAGTAGCAGTAATGTTTGAGCCGTTGTCAGAATAACTACTGTAGAAAATACCTACAATTCCATCACCGCCAAAGTGCATATCAGCATCGCCTGATACTTCCCAGCAATAACCCTGAATACCTGTAAATCTACCCCATGACTTAGTAATGGTATGCATGACAAACTGTTCCATGCCCGTACTGGTAGGAATAGACAGAATCAGCATATTTTCACTAGCGTAATAGTTAATCTGCCAACCAAAAAGGTCGTAATAAAGAGTTGCTGCCTGACTTACTGCAAAATAAATCTTGTCTGTTAGGTTGACACGGGGGTCTAGTCGGCTAGATTGCAAGGCAGAAGCCAAAGGCACTAAACCGTCTTGAGTTAAGAGCAATAAATCGCCTGAGTATTTAAAAAAGCATCTACGGCTAAATGTTTGACCTAGTTGCCATACACCTTTTAACGCCCAAGTATCAATAGAATCAGGATCTGTGCCGTTATAAACCATCACTTCACCCATGCTAGTCACAAATACAGCGTAATCGTCTGCACCTTGACCAGCATCTAGTGTCCATGTACCCATTGCTTGCAAATAACCTGAATTTCGGGCAATTCCACCAAAATATAATGGTGAAGCTGGGCCACCGATAGCATCAACATCAAGATACCAACAAGCTAAAGTGTCTTTTTGGGTGAAATACAAACGATTTTTAAACAAATTGACATTAACAAATGTATTTGAATTAACCCCTGTAATGCCAATGGTTGTGTATGTTCCTACTACCGTAGCATCTGCGGTAGGGGCAGTAGCCATCGTATAGGTAAAGGTACTAGCCCCCGTTACATCAATAACATAAGTGCCGTTGTAATTTGATTCTGTAGCACCGCTAATAGTTACTCGATTACCGTCTACCAACCCATGTGGTGCAGCAGTAGTCAGAGTAGCTGTCAGATTGCCTGTACCGCCCCGTGTAATGGTGCTTATTGTTTGGGCAGTTGTGGTTGTAGCTACAAAAAACCAGCGTGTACCGTCATAAATCATTACTGGATCAACACCGTTACAAGCTACTAGGAAATGACCGCCAGCATTGGTTATATTAACTGATTGTAATTTATCGCTTTGAATACCAGTAAATACACGAACTGCTGGGTTAACAGCAGTTTCGTAAATAGTATTGCCAGCCGCAGCAAATAACTTATAACCGCCTATTTCTGTGTAATTCATCAAAGTATTAACAGGGGTTGTAATACCTTTTTCATAGCTACCGACAACTGAAGCACTACCTGAAGGAACGGATGCCATTGTGTAAGTGAATGTTGTACTGTTGACTACGGTGATTGTGAACACACCGTTGTAAGCGGAAGGCGTACATCCTGAAATAGCGACTTGATTACCAGTTGACAATCCATGTGCTGAAGCCGTAGTAAGCGTAGCAAGCGTATCCACACGGGTAATAGTGCTAATAGCCACTACCCCCGTAGTTGTTGTTAATAAGCTAGATTGTGTCCACCCTTTACGCATGGTCACATCAGTAGGGGTCGGATACCAGTTTACAAGCTGAATAGCATCCATTGGGTTCATGTTAGCTTGGGAATCCCTAGCGTTCCATCCACCAATAGGTGCTGGTACAGAAGTTGTGTTAGCAGAAAACTTTTTAGCTACTGGCATGTTATAATATCCCCATATTTATCATTAGGGGATTTTTATGGAACAATGGCTTGATGTAGTTGGATTTGAGGGTATTTATGAAGTTTCTAATCATGGCAATGTACGCTCTGTTAAATCGGGAAAACTTAAAAAAATTACCATTGACAAAACTACAAATAGACCGTTTTTGAATATTTGGAAAAACAACAAACAATCTGTTGTTCGTATTCATAAATTGGTTCTTGAAGCATTTGTAGGTAAAAAACCCGATGGGATGGAATGTTGCCACAATGATGGAAACCCATTTAACAACAATTTGATTAATCTTCGCTGGGATACCCCAAAAAATAATCATGCTGACAAAGTTAAACATGGGACTACCAACCGTGGTGAGCGTTGCGGAACGGCTAAGTTGACGCTTGACCAAGTTAATGCTATTCGCAAAGATAACCGACTTCAACGCATTATTGCGGAAGAATATGGCGTTAGACAAAGCCTTATTAGCCGAATTAAAAATGGTGTTAGATGGCAACATGATGTTTAATCTATGAGCCATAGTTGGAATCAGGTATGTTTGCCCATCCAATCAATACAGCACTTGGTTGTGGAGCGAATGACAATGTAGCTGAACCCTTGTCGTTAGCCTTGGCAATGCTCAAATAGCGACTGTAGTCTTGTTGCAATGCAGTAGTGTCAAACGACTTGATTTGGAAGTATTTAAGCTTTGTAGCTAATACCATAATCGTATCGTCTAAAACCGTAGTATCTGTGTCGGCTGTAAAACTGTTCTTTACATCACCTGTAGCACTTCTTACAAAGCCTTTAGAACGGTACTCAAAACCTAGGTATTGTAAAGTGTTATATGGTGGCCAAATTTGAAACTCATCGCCAAGAATTCTCCAACGAACTCGTGGGCCTGTTGAAATATAGCCTGATTTTAGCCATTGCCATTGTTGGGCATCAACTGGGCCAAGCATTTGCCAATGTTGCAATTTAGACCAATGGGTATTATCTGTAACGGTTTCGTAGTCAGGTGGCAACGGATATTTTGTTTTACTAAAAGTTACAGATCCACCAATACTTGTGGCAGAAGCTAATTGGCTAGCAGTTACTGTTGAACCTGTTACAGATTCAACATAAGTATCTTGATTAATTGCTGTTCCAACGATTGAATAAGTGTTGTCCAAACCTGTGGTATCAGCAACATTTAATAAGTCATAAGTGTTGTTTACGGTGTCACAGGTTGTGGTTATTGCTGTCGTATAGAAACGGTACTCTAACTCCAAAGCTTGCCAGTTATGCTCTTTTAGCAAGTCATACCCTGCACGGTTCATTAACGCAAGAATCTGTTGCACATCTTGGCTAGTGTTACCAACAACATAAGTTGGCACGGCAAGGTTTAGTTCAGCAGTTACTTGTTGAACTAATTGGAGTAGATTTGATGACATATTAAGCTTCCTCTGTGGCTACCGCTTTAGATTTACGGGGTTTCTTTTCACCAACAGCAGCAAGTATAGTGGCCATTTGTTCTTGCATCAAAGCCAGCTTCGCATCTGTTTCTTGTTTCATTTTAGCAGTTTCTAGCTCCTTTTTGGCAAGTTCTTCTTTAAGTGCGTTAATTTCTTGCTCACGCTTGTCAGTTTCTGCTGCCGTTGTTGCTAGATTTAAAAATGCCTTTGCCTTGTCACGGAACGCATAAGGGGACATTCCTGCAATCATTCCCATACGCTGTAACTGTTGATCTGAAGCGTGTGCAATAGATTCTACCGTTTGAAACTTGATTGCCCGTAGTTCTTCAGCTTGGCTTTTTGATACTAAAGGCCATTCTGATACAGGTGTTCCTACTACTTCCTCATCGTGAGCACCTTGTCTATTCATATAGTTAGCCCATTGAATAGGAAAGCGTTGCTTATGGTTTTGTAAGGCGTAAGTGTCAATTTCGGTTAGTGTATCGCCAGCAACGCAAATATGAACAAAGTCAAAGTCTTTGTAGATTGGTCTGCCAGCATCCATTGATTCTTGCTCTTGTTGTACGGATTTCTTATAAAAGCGTACTTGTAAGCGTGAATCTGCTCCTTGTGTGTCTGAAGGTAATGCCATTTTTAAATCTCCTAAGTAGTTAGGTAAAGTTAAAGGGAAAAAGGGGCTACCGATTAAGGTAACCCCCTGTTTTTACTACATTTTACTATTAAACACTAGCTTTGCTAAACCAAGCATAGTCACCTGAAGCTACTGCAACGGCTGGACTTAAATAAGTACCACCTGAAGCTGTAACAACGAATGTTGAAGCATTGATAGAGCAAGTTGCTGTAGAAGCTGTAATAGCCGCACCAGCAACACCTAGTACATAACGCAAACCGTCTGAACCAAACACTTGTGAACCAAGTGGGCCGTTAACAGGAATGCCAGTACCAGCAGAGTTAGGGTTAGTTTGGACAATATCATCCAAATTAATGCCTGAGGTAGGGGTAATGTTATATGACATGATAATTTCCTTTAATTAGTCAGTTGATTAAGAGCCTGTCAAGATACCTTGTAATGAGGCATTAGAACAAGTCAAGTTACCAGCCCAACCGTATAACTTCACGATTGCATCTTGGTTAATTGACTGACGCTCACCACCGATAGGTACGAAGTTACGCTCTTTGTGTGGGCGGAAGAAGATGTAATCAGTATTCAAAAGATACATATACAATGCGTTCTCTTGAGCACCAATACCACCACCTAATACCACATCAGCAGACATACCGCCACCGTAGAACTTCAATGATGCAAAGCCAGCAGCACCTTCTTCTACACCAGCGATACGCTGAATAGCTTGAAGTGATGCAACATAGCGTTGATACAAAGTGTTACCAGCAATAATCAAGTCAGTCTTATCAGATCCACGAACAGATTTGATAGCGGCTGTAGTCATTGCAGCTTGGATCAATGCAGAAGAATCAGCACCAGTAGTTGCTTGGTTTCTCCAAAATTCCCAGTTTGCACGGTTAATACCACCGTATGTGCCAGTTGAAGGAGAAGTAGAGATAGCAGCTGCAAGACCTGTAATGTTCTTACCACCGTTACCAGTACCGTCACCGTATAAGTCACCTGAAATGCGGTTCAAAAGACGAGCTTCAGAAACTTGCATACGACCATCTAAAAGGTCAATGATTGCTTCTTTGCTTGAGTTTTGCAACATTTCTAGACCACTCATTGTTACGCTATCTGCGTACTGAGTGATAGAGAACTGAGCAGCAGAAATAGGGCTATCAGGGGTGATATTAAGCACCTCGTAGCCACTATAGCTGTTAGCGTTGTTTGTTGCACTCTGTTACTTCAGCTTTCGCTTACTGACTACTTTCGTAGCGGAGCAACCACTTCGGATTGCTCTCTAGGACTTCTGCTAACTTAAGTTATATCCTAGTTCAGACTATCGCACCACCTTTTCAGGTGTTTTCTCACTTAGTCGTTCAGGCTGCTTTCGCTTGCCCCCTGTTGTCCCCTTCGGGAGTTCCAAGTCAATCAGAGAAAATTATTCAATTTGCGTTTTAATGCAAAAGGCCGCCAGCAATTAACGGATCGTTGTACATGATTTCTTCAAGGATAACATTACCCCCGCTGAAAGGCCGCACATTGCCCTTAGAGTTCAATCTTTGTAGGATTGCGTTGTTTTGTGTTAAGTTATCTGCCAATACTCCGCTACGGCTTTGAATGGTGGTAGCGATAATATCGGTGATTGCTGAGTTAGCGAATGCCATGATATTTCCTTTATTTAATTAAGTTAAACCCGACCACCCTCTGCATCGGCCAAATTAGCCATCAGCAAGGATCGTCTATCCTTTGCATCTGATTTAGACACTTGACCGCTAGGAGTAACGGATCGTGGACTAACAGCAGTTGCTTTAGCTTTAGCTACTTGCTGTGCCTTAGATGCTTGGGTATTCGCTGATTTCAGGAGTTTATCCTGCTCTAGCTTGTACGCTTCATCGTTCATACGCACCGCTTTGGCATAAGCCGATTCTAGGTCTTGGGCTAAACCTCGCTCAAGTAATTGAGCCATATCTTCCCGTACCATTTCAAAGTGCGGAAACCGCTCTTTGTTGCTACTTACTCGTTGAATTTCTTGGTTCAACCGAGCATTTTCTTCTTGCTCCCTAATCGCTGACAGTTGTTGCACCTGCTGTTGTGTTGCTTGTAGCTGTTGCATTAACTGTTGTTGATACGGGTCTACATATTGTTGTTCAGGCATCTGAACTGCATTTTGATTTAATTGTATTCCATAATCTTGTGCAAGTCTATGGAACAATTGTACCTTTTGTTCGTATGGTGCTTTGCTCAATACCATGTGAGCACGACCTAGATTATTAATCCAAGCTACAGGGTGAATACCTTGTTGTTGTAACTCAGGTGCAAATTGCCCTAGAGCTTGGGTTAATTCTCTAGCATTGTCAGCTTCAGCCTTGTAAGCAGATACGCCCTTCTTATATTCCGCTTCCCTTTGATTAGCATATTCAGCAAACTTAACGAATTCTGCTTTATCCAAAGGCTTGCCTTCTTGCATCTTGTTCCATACCTCTACATACTCTTTTTTCCAAGTAGTAGGGCGTTTTACTTCTTCTTCATTAACATTAGTAGCCTCGTCAACCAATGTAGGTTCTGCACCTTGATCGGTTTCGCTATCGGATTGTTCGTCTTTGGCTTTGAAACGACCTTTTTCATCACGGTCTGAGTTTTCTTCGCTACCTTCTTCGCTACTGTTTTCGGCTTGGATTGGATCGTCATTTACTTCAATCTCCTTTTCAATGGGTGCTTCTAAAGTGCCTTCTTCGGCTTGTTCTAGGGCTGCTTCAAGTAATTCTCTGCGGTCATCTGACATGGTTTATCCTTATCTGTAGTTAAGTTTTGAGTATGCAATTTCCGCAATTTGTCGCTTACGGGCTTCGTTTTCTTTACGGCTAAATTCAACCTTTTTTTGCTCTACTGGCACATCATTACCAATTTCAATGCAGTTATTACGCTTTAGGTTCTCACGGTGTTTAGAACGGCTAGATACCCATGTGCCATCAGCCATAGAGATGTGGCCTTCAATGTCAGGTACGACCATTGGTGCTTCTCTGCGTGTCATATTTAGCTTGTCTTTCCATGCTTGCTCTGCTTGTGGGGTGTCAAACGGTATATTCCAGTAAGTCAGGTATTTTTCCTTGTCGCTCATCTGATTTTCGTCATATTCTTGACGGTCAACCTTGCAACATGGGCAAGTAACCATCACTTTTACCAATGCCATTACATTCTCCTTATAAGTTCAGGTAATTGATCGTATTCATGGGGTCTAAGTAGGCAAACGCTGTCATACCATCTAGCGTTTTTCCATCTCCAACATACAAATTCTTCTTTAGGTAACAAAACCACGCATTTAACACCTAAAGCACCAGCCAAGTGAGCCGTTCCTGTGTCTACTGTGACCACGCCTTTCATGGCTTTCATGTGTTTAGCGGTAATTGACCAATCTTTCTTCCACCCATCGTTAGGTAAGGGGTAGAAATTGCCATCTGTTTCAGGGTTTAGCGAGTAAGCGTCATTTCCTACCAATTCATTCATGTGCTCGGCAGAAATAGACTTAATCCATTGCAAATTTCCCTTACTAGCAGACCAATTAACGCCTATTTTCTTAGGAATATTGCTAGGTTCAGCTTCAAAATAGCCTTCAGAGCCAACAACCTTGGTACTTGTAATGGGAAATAGGGCTTTTACATAGGGCATTGAGCAGTCTATGTAGTACGGTAGTGACATTGATCCAATCCAGTAGTCACATTCATGGGCTGGCCCTGATTCTGTTAGGTTAGTTAGTTGGTCAATACACTCCATTTGACCTAAAACACCAAATAAATTAGGTACGCATAGGACTACGAGCTTCTTAGCACCTAATACCTTTAGTGCTGGTAAGAATCTAGCGTATTGAAATATATCGCCAAAACCTTGCTCCATCTGAACCACGATGGTTTTGTCTAAAAGTGATTCACCTTGCCATGTTTTAGGGGCTACAGGCTGTCTTTCATAAGGGATTTGTTGGTTAGCTAGAATGTCTTTATGCCATCGGTACTCAAATAACCTAAAGCCAGCAGCATATCTGCCAGCGTGTAAGTTATCGTAAGCTAACTTGTATTGTGCGTGTGGGTTTAAATTAGCAGTAATAGTGCAGCCTCATCGTCAAGTTCCTCTTGGCGTTTGGCTTCCATTACCTGTAACTCATATTGAATACGAGCCACTTCGTTTCTGTAAGCTACTGCCGCAAGGATGTTATCCCGTTGTCTTTCAAGGTAGCTTATAGACCGTTGTAAATCTTCTGTTTTAGCTAACGGTATATCAGCTTTAACCTCTTGTTTGGATTGTACTTTAGATTGCTTAACTTTTGCAACAGGGTCAATCTTATCTCTAAATGCTTGCTTGCGTGATGCGTTAGCTTCTTTAGTGGCTTTCTCAAGTAAGCGTTGGCGTTCACCAATCTTTTGCTGTAACTTCTTAATTCTACGGATTTCTTCGTATGTCCAAGAAGCATCATCCCCACCCCCAAGTGTAGGGGTAGGTGGGATGTAAATCTGAAAAGCATTTACTTGAAACGCATTAGCTTGGAAAGCCGTTTGAAACATTACTGGGTTACTTCAGTAGGTGCAGTTAGGGATTCAGATAGCATTTTGATAAAGGCTTCACGGCCTACTTGCAATTGCTCTATGTTGAATTGCATAGAACCAAGCTTTTTATCAAGGTCGGCAAGGTGATTAATCATCACTTTTTGCTGATCTGTCATGCTCTCAATGTCGTATTCCACATCATTTAATACAATAAACGGGGTTTTTTCTTTATTTCCCATTATTTTCTCCTTAGTTGTACTACATTAAAAAAACTGTTACCAAGGCAATCCGCTTGCTACCTTTGGTGCTTGTAGTTCTGCTAACTGTGCATCAAGACTAGCTTCCATAGTTTCTAAGTCTAGCTTATCTGCTAACCAAGTCTTAACTACTTCTTCGGTTAGACTTGCAAAAGGGATTACTGTATCGCCTACTTCTACACCGACTGTGCCATAAGATGATGCTGAAAATTCACCATCTTGTTTGATAGCGGAATAATGGATGGTTGTTACTATGTCACCATCTGTATTACGGTCTAGTTGATTTACTTTTAGTTCCATGATTTATCCTTATTTAGATTCTAAAGTTTCAATGCGAGCTTTTAGGTCAGTAATGATAGCTTGTTGTTCTTGAATAGCTTTTACAGCTACAGCAAGAATTGCATCAACTCGTAGTGACTGAATTTGATTTTCTGCATCTTTAACGCCTTCAGCACCACTTGGTATTACTTCTTGAACTTCGTGAGCAATGAAGCCTTCTTTAACTTCTTCACTAGCTTTAAATAAAGTACCATAATCAGCCATTTGATAAGTAACTGGTCGTAGTGCCATTACTCTCTCTAGTGCTGGTGCAGTTTGAGTTTGAATATTTTTTTTAACTCGATAATCTGAAGAAAGTTGAATATTACCTAAATTTGTTGAATCAACCCATAATGCAGGAGAACCTGTCCAGTTAAAGTTAAACACATTACTTTGGTAAGCTCCTGATGAGCCAGCATGAGATTGATAACCACTTCCAGCAATAGCTCCATTTACTGTTAATTTAGCTGATTGCGTTTGACTTGTAGTACCCACTAGCAAGTTACCACTAGAGTCAATACGCATGCGTTCTGTTGACCCAGTAGTAAAGTAAACACCATCTGAAGCACCTAATGTTCCAACTCCACCCCTTAATGTTCCGTTATTGTAGAGTTCAAGGTTTATGCGGTCATTACCACCAGTTCCGTTTCTGTTTAAAGATAAAACAGCAGCATTGTTAGCAATAACAGCCCCATCTGTAGGGGTTAACCAAACACCTTCTGCGGAAGAAGATGTTAGAGGAGAAGAAGTTAAACCAATACCTACATTACCGCTAGAGTCTATTCTCATGCGTTCTGAGCCACCGCTTCTAAAAACATAAGAACCAGATGAGCTTCCTGTTACATCAAAAGAAACAAGATTGTTTGTTGCATCGGCACCTATATCTAAAAATTGAACATCTGCACCATTTGATGCTTGGAATCTTGCTACATCAACTTCGGAAGAGGATTCAACATTAGCATGAAGTCTAACACTAGGACTACTTGTACCAATACCCACATTGCCTGTGTCGGTTATACGCACTGATTCAACACCGCCTTCAGAGAACGCAATAGTATCGGCTGCTGGGAAGAATATACCTGTATTAGTATCGCCAATGTTTGTAATAGATGGCAAAGATACTGTACCGTCTGCAAAACTAGCTACTCCGCTAACCGATATATTGGTAAAAGAACCATCTGATCCTGTACCTAATAGCTGAATAGGAGTTGTGGCAGCATTACCTACCCATACCTTTTTATCGGTCACATTGATTGCAACTTCACCTTGAGCCAAAGAACTAGGGGCATTGGTGGTTGTTACGCTATTTTTTAACTTAATTGTCGTTGGCATACTTGTTTCCTTTAGAATGAACCGCCATCAAGATTTCCTGTTATTTTACTACCATCTAAGCTAGTTATCCAAGATGGATTTGCATAACTGCCTGCTGTTGTTACGACTGTAGAATCAATAGCAATCGTTCCTGAAGTCGTGATTGTGCCACCTGTTAAACCTGTTCCTGCCGTAATTGATGTAACTGTACCGCCTGAACTTGGGCTTGTGTTAGTAACCGTAAAGCTAGGATAAGTACCTGATACGCTGATACCTGTACCGCTGGCAATAGCGACTGTTTGATCAGGTGCTGTGTTGGTTACGGTAAAACTAGGGTAAGTTCCGCTAGTAGATATACCTGTGCCACCTGTTAATACAACAGTTTGGTCAGGAGCAGTATTTGTTACCGTTACCGCACCAGTTGAACCTGATACGCTAATACCTGTACTTGCAGTTAATGAATTAACCACATTCGTAAGACTTGCACCTGAACCTACAAAGCTAGTAGCCGTGATGGTTGTGCCTGTAATGGCTAAAGGTGTTGTTCCACCAATAACCATATTGTTCATTGTTCCAGCGTTAATTGGTGCAATTTCTACTCCACCTGTACCGCTAGGCTTTATGTGAACATGACCAGTACCCGTAGGGCTTATGTCAATTTGTGCGTTTGCACCATTAATATTTGTAGGTACATTAATTGCTAAGTTATCAAAACCGCCTGCACCCATAGTCATTTGCGTACTGCCTGCGGAATTTTTAAGTGCTAATCCAGCAGAACTTGTAGCCTGAACGATTGGCGTTGTTACGGATGTAGAAGCAGCTAATGTTGTAACGCCTGCTACTGCACCTGTATCACCGACTGTAACCACGCTATTTTGTAATAATTTGCCTGTAGTGCTGTCATATCTAGCAATTGCGTTATCAGTAGCACTTGATGGCCCAACAACATCACCACCTAATGATGGGCTAGAGTTAGTAATTACGCCTGTAGTGCTGTTGTAACTAATGCCTGTGCCACCACTTACTGATGCTCTTGCTCTAGCATCGGTGTAATAAAGGTTAGTGCCTTCATTTATGTTTGTAGTGGTTAAAACTACCGTGCCTGTCTGTCCGTTTACGCTACTTACAGCATCGGTATTGTCAACCTTTTGCCATATTGAACCGTTAAATATAGCCCAATCGCCTACTTGCCAATCGGTGATGCCGTTTAAGTTAGTGCTACCAGCTACATCAACAACATAGTAATAACCCTTAGTTCCTGTGGAACTGACTAGCGTTGGTGTGTTGGTTGATGCGTTCCATGTGCCTTGGTAATTAAGATCACCTTGCATTGGGATTTGAGATGTTGGCACTTTACCGCTAGCATCAAGGGTTGCAACACCTAAAGGTTGTGCTTTCTCACTTGTAGGAATGTAACCTGATACCGTAACGCCTGACATCGTGCCACCAGTAATTGCTACAGCATTGGCGTTTTGGGTAGACATCGTTCCCAAGCCCGTTACATCTGTATTAGGGATTGTTGCACTAGCTGTCATATCAGCCGTGCCATTACCCTTCACATATCCTGTAAGAGTAGCAACACCTGTACCGCCATTAGCTACAGGGATAGTACCTGTTAGTACATGGTCATCATTCCAATCCGATGGTCTGATTAATGACGAATCATCACCATCAGGTATGGTTGAAACCTTAGTGTGCTTGACTGTTATAGCCATTATTGAACCCCAATAATCTTACCGTCTTGACCTCTAATCACTTGCTTTGGTCTGTTTTGGTTCTCATTTAAATTATTAATGAGTTCTGATAAAGCCATAGTCATTTGCTCATTACCTTGCTGAATGGCAGAAGCAATAGGCTGTAATGGATGTTCCATAGCCTTGGCCATATCTTCATCTAAATCATAAGCTTGTGGCAATCCTTCGCCATTACTTACGCCAGCAGAGATTTGGGCTACTTCTACCTTTGCACCGTTATTGACATAAGCAAGCAATAGCTGAGTGTTACGCTCTGTGTTCATCTTCATTTGAGCTAACTTCATTTCCATTTCACGCTCTTGAGCATTTCTCTGTTCTTCAAGTTGCATACGAACCTGAGTTTCTTGAGCTTGGTACTCTTGCTTGGCTCGCTCCATCTCAACTTGCATCTGCATCTTCTGTTGCTCAAGTTGCATCTGAGCTTGCATTTCCTGTTGTTTCAATTGTGATTGCATTTCTAGCTTCTGCATCTCACCTTGTTGCTTCATCTGTTCAGGTGTCGGTGGTTTAGGTTGGCCTTTAGCTTGTTCAGCTTGTGCTCTAAACTGGTCAGCAGTTTCATCAATAAGACCTTCAAGACCTTTACCAGCCTTAAATGCTGTAACTCCAAACTTCAACATCTCCATTAATAGCGGAGTAAGTTCAGGTACGCCTTGAGCTACTGGCAATGCTGTCTGCATAAATTGGCTGACTGCTGTCAAGAATTCAACACGGTCTTGCTTCTCTTGTTGCTCATCCTGATAAATCATTGAATCCGTAGTTACTTCAATACGGAAGTTCTTAGCTGGCTCATCCTTTAATAATGCAAGGGCTTGAGGGATAAGTGCCTGATCTTGTGGGGATAATTGCATTGCACCGCTAATCTTAACGATAGTGTCATCGGTAAAGTGCTGGCAAATAATCTGTGCTTTGATTTGTAACAAGGCTGTAGCGAAGTTCACTACATCATGTTGCATAGTCTTTAAACGACCTGATGCGTTGTTAGATTTAATAATCTGAGCACCAAGCGTTTCGTTAGGGTCTGTTTGTCCACGCTGAATGTCAGCAATGCCCATAATCTCGTAGATTTGACCTTTAACTTGATCCATAGCCTGATAAGACATATTCAAAGCTTGGGCAATTGGGGCAATATCTACAAGGTTAATAGCTCCTGCCATGCCTTGTTTCTCGGCAAAACCTTGCCAGTTCTTAACTGGAATGAGTGTGTTGTTCTCACCTTCAGTAAACAAACGAGCAAGAGATGGCTCTGCTGCATCGTATACGCCACGAACTCTTAAAGCTTGAATGAATCCATCAATACGGTCTGCAAGCGTGTCTAACTGTCTAGCTTGGTCTTGATATAGAACAAAATCAGGTACAGGAATCAAACTGTCTGTAGTTAATGTTGAGAACATTGGCTTTGGACATGGCCAAAAGTTTTCTAGTTGTAGTGGGTCATCACGGGTGTCAAGAATTTTACCCATTGACTTAGATAGCCAAATCACTTGACCTGTGGCTTTATCCCAAATCTCATAGATAAGGGCTTCTCTTGAACCTTCGCCCATCTTTTCATTAAATGATTTAGATGTATCAGGCTTAGTGTCTAGTGGAATCTTACCGCCAAGTTCTTCGCCAAAGCGTTCAACCAAGGCTGCTCTTTCCATGTAGACTTTACGCCATACCGCAGTTACTTCTTCCCATGTACGGGCAACGGTTAGACCAAAGTCACGCCAGTAAACATAGTCAACAGGAGCACATTCGTACTCAATACGCTCTTGATCTTCACGATAAATACCGCCTTCGGTTTCTGCTTCGTCTGTATCTTCAGTAACTTGAAAACCATCTTCAGGAGCACCATTGGCTTCACCGCCCATTTGACCAGTAATATGTGGCTCATAACGAACCCAAGCTGTACCACGACCACCTAATAGACGGTCTTGTACGGTTTGTTTCATGGCACTAGCGTAGTCACCATAATGTTCAATCTCATATTCCAATGCTCTTTCAAGCATCATGGAAGCAACACGCCCTACAGGGTCATTGTCACGGAATCTACGGCTTACATCAGGTCTAGGTAGCCGAGCAAATACAGCAGGAGTTATAGTTTGGACATTGCTCCACAGGATATTGAACTTAGCTTGTGGGTTATTACGGCTACGAGATTCGTCACGGTAACGCTTGACAATCTTATCGGCTCTGCCTTCCCATTCTTTATATGTACGCTCGTACTGGGCTATGCAGTTGTACCAATCTTCGTATGTGTGTTCCATGTTTATATCCTACGATTAACTATTTTAGGGGTTTCTTTCCACATCTCGTTTAGCGTTACATCCGTTTGCCCGACATGAAGTCCTGTAATTCTTGAATCTTTAAGGATAGGGCTATCTTCATCTTTCCATACAATGCTGAGATACCTGAACGCATCTGCTGAGTGCGATGTCCAATCATGTTTCGGGCGATCTCTAAATACTTTCTTATCATCATCCCACTCTCGTTGATATTGTCGTAAACATTCAATGCCTTCTTCGCATCTATTATCAAACCAAGTGCGAGTTAATGCAAGTCGTGTTGCTTGAATACCATCCTGAATTGACAAGTTTGGGACAATTTTTAGATGTTTTATGTCAATTTTTGCAGAAATTTGCTCAATTATGCTTTTACCACCACTTGCCAATGTTTTAGCTCTAGCATCGTGAGGGAGATAATGATAGCCATAATTGTATCCAAACTCATCTTCTTTTTGAGCAAGTAAACCCGTATAAAAGGATATAGGTTGACCATTAGATGAGTGATGGTCTAGCACCCGTATCTCACCGTAAACCACCTGATACCACCAAATAGATGTACTGTCATTGAATCCCAAATCCCAAGCAGTATGGCAAGGGAACATAGGGTCATAGTCAATCGTGGTAATACGCTCTAAGTCCGTGATTCTACGCATTTCTTGGCCATAGTAAGCACCAAGGATGGCAGCTTCAAAGCTACATAAGAACTCTTGTTCGTACTGGTTATCAGACATAGTGGCCTTGGCATCATCTAACTCAGACTGTGGCAACAGGTTAGTTTGGTCTGCCCGTAACACTTTTACATACCAATTAGGCTTTTTAGTTGCTTCGTTATATATGTCGTAAAAGGCATTATGGCCCTTTGGCGTACCAATAAAGGTAGCCCAGCCAAGACGATCAGCCAATAGTGGTCGGATAATCTCACCCCATACGCTAGGCTTCATGTCGGCCATTTCATCCATAACCACGCCATCTAGGAAATTTCCTCGGAGTGCATCGGGGTTATCAGCACCAAATAGCCTGATTCTAGCCCCATTAATTAGCTCTACCCATAGCTCAGATTGATTAGACTTGGTCATTACTGGCTCGGCAAAGCGTTCAAGGTATCGCCAAGCTACTGATTTGGCTTGAGAATAAAAAGGGGCTATATAGGCGTATTGGGCGTGTTGCTTGCCATCTAACAAGGCTCTAACAATAAGATCATTAATACAGGCTACAGTCTTGCCACAACGCCTGTGTGCAACAATTACTGCCCAACGCTCCTTACGGCTGTGGAAGTCCTCAAAAACGCTTCTAGGGCGGTATTTGAGCTTTATATCCCTATTCATCTGCCCATGAAATTCTTAAGTCACCACCGTTTGAACCAGTAACCTCATTAACTTGGGTTTCTTTCCATCTAGCCCTAGTTTTTAACCAAAAGATAGCGGCAGCAGTATTACCTTTTTTAGCCTGACTAAACAAAGTACCAGCAATGGCAGCATTGGCATCAATACGCCCTTCGTCTAATTCATCTTTGTAATACTTAACCAATGTATCAGCACTAATCTTTAGCCTAGTGGCTATATCTTCATGTGGGCAACCCAACGCAGACAAGCGTTTAACCTGTTCTTGGCTGTCTTTGGTTGGTTTATGTGGGGGTCTGCCTTTTTCTGCCATTTTTATAACTCCGCTAAAATAGCTTTTTTACCAGTGAAATCTTCCCAACGCTTAACGATTACATCGCAAAACTTAGGGTCAAATTCCATAATAAACGCTTGTAAACCATGTTTTTCAGCAGCAATTAAGGTTGATCCTGATCCACCAAAGTAATCAGCAATCGTTTTGGCAGAAACATTAAATCGTTTGATAATCCATTCCATCAAAGATACAGGCTTTTGTGTTGGGTGTACTCGATTGGTCTTTTCAGATGCTTGGGTAAATTGTCTTACAACGCTTCTAAAGTTTGCCCATGCCAACTCGCAATCGGTTTGATCTGATTGGCCATTGTTTTTATCCCATACCAACCAACATTCGCTGTCAGGCAATACGGAGCAATAATAGTTTGCACCCCACCATATTTGCTTGGCATCAGGATATAAGCCATAAATCAAATTAAACGCATCTTTGGCCACATCAGGGTTATCGTCACCCATAATGTCTGTGCCGTAATTAGCTTTCAATACTGACGATTTGCTTACAGCGTTCATGCCGTATGGTGGATCTGTATGAATTAAATCAGGTTTTGTGCCATTCATCAGCTTTTCAATATCATGCAACATTGTGCTATCACCGCACATAAGCCTATGATTTCCAAGGATATATATATCGCCAACCTTGGTTTTTGGTTCTTCAGGCAATTCAGGCACAGCATCTTCGTCTGTAAGGCCTTCTTCAATCTCAGGTGCTAGTAGCTGATTTAGCTCTTTATCATTAAAACCTGTAAGTGATAGATCAAAGTCTGCATCCTCTAAATCTTGTAGCTCTAGCTTTAAAAAGTCCATATCCCACCCAGCGTTCATGGCTAGTTTGTTGTCAGCAATAATGTAAGCCTTCTTTTGGCTTTCAGTCATATCTGAACAATCTATTGTGGGTACTTTGTCTAGGTTTAGCTTTTGGGCAGCCATTAAACGGCCATGCCCTGCAATAATGCCTACCCCGTCTACCAATATAGGGTTGCGAAAGCCAAATTCTTTAATGCTTGCGGCAATTTGGGCAACCTGTTCAGGACTGTGGGTTCTGCTGTTCTTTGCGTAAGGGATTAGCTTATCTACAGCAACTTCTTTAATTTGCATATTTAACCAAGTAGTTAGTTAATCGTGCTTAATTGTAACTTATTTTAC